TAGATTATCTAGCAGGAGACTTTTTAGAAGACCTGCTAGAAGTCATAGAAAAAATAGACGAATTAGATTCAGAAGAATTAGCATCTGTTGGCATCGCGCCAGTAGATATAAAAGGCACTACTTTCGGACAAGATTCCTCTACACAAATCACTACATTTGGGGACGCAGAGTTTCTCACTATAATGCGTCAAGTAAATCAAAGTGTTAGGCTAGATATAAATGGACAAACTGGATATAATATCATACTCGAGCAAGATGGTAAAAGTTATAATGTTGTCATTGGCAGTGGCGCCGATGTCATTATTAGCATACGACAAGGCTCAGGTTGAGGCAGATGCAGCCCTGATAAGAGCATATGAAGAAGAAAGAAAAATATTCAAAGATTTAGAATGGCATAATGAAGCTACAACAGGTCAGTATGTCACTTTCTGGACTTTACAAACACTCGATGTTTATAGCACATATCGTGGACTTAAGTACGACTGTGTTCGTGAAATAAATCCATTTTTAGGAAGTAACCCAAGTATTGGGCAAATGGTTACTCACAAGACTATATTTTTAAATCCTTTTTATCTTCTACCAGGAGAAGGAGTGATTACAGAATATGATATGGAATGGATAAACATAATGATGGCAACCGTTGTTCACAATAATTACAAAGTATGGGATAGAGCGCACAAAAGATGTATCAGAAGATAATAACAATAACAATATTTATGGGAATCCTAATCTGGAATCCAGGTATCATGCAAAGACTCGAACTAATTGGTTACGACTATTTGATTATGAATACCGAACCAGTGCAAAATGAAAACATATTAATAGTTGATTTAGATGAAGACTTTATAAAAAATAACGGAGGTTGGCCATTACCAAGAAGTGTTTATGGAGACTTAATCACAGAAACCTCTGGAATATCTGGAATTACAGTGCTTATGCCAAATCCAGATATCCGAGGAGCACAGCAAGATGCGTATTTTGTACTCAGATTGCCTTACAAACCAACAGTCCTTGCTTCAGCAGCATCGACACAAGTAACTGGGACAAATCCTCATGTAGGCACTGCTCAGTTAGGGGAGGACCCATTACCATGGCTATTCGAATATCCAGGAATTTTACCTACAGAACCTACGCTGGCGTTAAACGCAAAGGGACTAGGGCTAGTAACCGCTACGCCGGAAATAGACGGGGTTACGCGTCGTATTCCCCTAGTCGTAAACGTGCAGTCAAAACTTTACCCGAGTTTCGCCTTGGAACTCTTAAGAGTCGCAGTAGACGATCCTTCGTACCAGCTAAAAACAACACCAGAAGGCGTGCAATGGGTTAGAGTCCCTAGTTACCCTTTAATGAATACAGATGCGAATGGTCGTATCTTTTTAAACTGGAATACAAAATTTTACAAACAAACAGGACTGGAGTTTATGGAAAATCCTATACAAGCTCCCTTTGTTATATTCGGCACGACTGCAGAGGGTATAACAAACCCTGTGCCGACCCCTGCGGGGGCTAAATACCCACATGAAATACAAGCAAACATTTTACATAATCTTATTACTGGTAGTGCTCCTTCTACCCCTACTTGGTCTCTTGGAGCTGAGCTGGCAGGAGGATTATTTGCATTACTACTTATTGCAATCGCATCAAGGTCTATTTGGTATTCCGTACCTACTTTAATATTAATAGTAGGTGGGTCACTATATGGAGCCTGGTATAGTTATCAATCTTCTTATTTGTTTGACGTCAGCGGAATCGTAATTATCTCCATTTTGTTTTGGAGTATTCATACATTCCTGAGTTTCTTATCCGAGTATCGTCAGAAACTTCGAATCAAACAACAATTCGGGACATACGTAAGTCCAGACTTAGTGAAAAAATTACAAGAAGACCCAAGTTTACTGAGATTGGGTGGGTTAACTTCACGACTCACTTTTCTTTTTTCGGATATTCGAGGATTTACCCCGATCTCGGAAAAATACCAGAAGAATCCACAAGGACTTACTACTCTGATTAATCGTTTTCTTGACAATCAGACTGAGATTATTCTCAAGCATGGAGGAACAATAGATAAATATATGGGAGATTGCATCATGGCATTTTGGGGTGCGCCATGTCCAGACGAGAATCATGTTGAAAATGCAACAAAGGCAGCTCTCGAAATGAGAGTGGCATTGGGAGAATTGAATGAAAGACTCGCAGAAGAAGGCCTGGATCAAATTAATACAGGAGCGGGCATCAACACGGGAGACTGTGTCGTCGGAAACTTTGGCAGTAGTACTCGTTTTGATTACAGTGTCCTTGGTGATAGTGTCAATCTAGCCGCTAGACTAGAGTCTAGTTGTAAAGAATATGACGCAGATTTAATTATATCCGAGTACAGTTTAGTAGATGGTTATGACTACGAATTTCTTGACGAGGTAACTGTCAAAGGTAAGTCAGAGCCTGTAAAAATCTATACCATACGAAAATAATACTTGACATCAGGTATCGAATTTGATATAATTATCATGTATTTAATACAAAAGTTTTAAAGGAAACAATAATGGATGCCGAGACAGTAGCAAACGATTTAGCCAAGCACGAAGCCGTCTGCGCGGAGCGATGGAAAACTGCATTTAACCGCTTTGATGACTTAGATGAAAATGTTAAGAGAATCGAAACAATACTTATATCAGCGGCAGGCGCCATAATAGTTGCAGGATTTGGAATCTTCGTAACTTTATGGGTAAATCATATGTAGGAGAAAACAATGCAAATGGACTATGATAAAAAAGATATTACTAAAGCACCGAAAGTGAAAAAAGTAGTGAAAGAAGAGCCAGTGCTACCAGCAGGGGCTGAATTAAGCTTTAACGGTACAGCCTGGAGAGTTAAATTTAATGGTGAGACAAAAATGTACAAAACCAAAGAGGAAGCAATAGAATGGCTAACGAAATAAAAGAAGCTTTGAAAAAAGCTGTGGAGAAGTCAGAAGAAACAAACGAAGCTCCAGAACTATCAGGCAGAGTTAAAAAACTACTCGCACGAAAAAGAAATTTACAGAGAAAAACCCACAATCCAAAGCGTAGTAGAAAGTGATTTCAAAACAACGACTAGAGGAAGAATATATTTGGGTTCATAAAAATACTACTACAATGAGTGGTGGTACTACTATGAAACAAAAGGATAAAATACACGATATTATTCGTAAAGTAAAACCTTTTAGTGTATTAGATTTTGGGTCTGGAAAAGGTTTACAATATAGTAAACATGAAGTTCACAAAGAATGGGGAATACCAAAACCAACTCTTTATGACCCTTATGTAAAAGGTATAGATAAATTACCAGCAGTAGGAACAAAATATTACGATTTAGTACTATGTGTAGATGTGATGGAACACATACTACCAGAAGAAGTAGACGAAATACTACATTCAGTTTTCTTCTTTGGAAATTTTATATATTTTCACATTGATACTAAACCAGCATTAAAGAAATTTAGTTGTGGTACTAACTTTCATGTCAGTCTACACCCCAAAGAGTGGTGGATTGATAAATTACAAGAGTTCGGAGATAATTTCCATGCGGACTTCGAAGAATAAAATACCACATACGGACAGAATAGCGATATGTCAAAAGTGCCCAAACTATAGTAAGTTTTGGAAAACTTGTAAGATATGTCATTGCTTTATGCCCCTCAAAACAAAGTTAAGATGGGCTGAGTGTCCAGACGAGCCACCTCGTTGGACTTAGGGAGATAGAAATGCCAGGACATTACGGAAAAGGTAAAAAGAAAAAGAAAAAAGGCAGTAAGAAAAAATAAACTAAAAAAGTCCAATTAGAGGAGGTGATTATAGATTTACGGAGTGGATGACCTTATACTAAGCACAAGAGCATGAAGATATTTCATGACACGGAAAAATATCGAGGGGTCTCCGCTCCACCTTTAAGGACTAGAAATGAAGAAAAAAGTACTTGTACTTGTAGCAGACGATAATTATATAGAACACTGTAAAGCAGTAATTCATTCAGCAGTAACAGTAGGCAAATGGGATGGCGACATAAGAGTGATTGTACCCCTCGGCACTACACTGCCAAGTGACTTTAAACACGAAGTATTTGAAGTCGAAATGCATACTACTGAAAATAGGTATAATAAATTTTTCCTTTTTCACGATTATTTTAAAAAGTGGGATTGGATATTTTATACTGACTTAGATGTTTTATTTATTGATAAAATAGAATTAGATTTAGAAAAAAGGGATACTCGATACTTGTATGCTAATCCTGATGGAAATAAAGACATACAATATCAATACAAAATTCGATTGTGGGAATTAAAAAACATGATGGAATTTGTAACAAGCGCTGTTCATAGTCCTGGACAAATAGCACTACGAACAGGTTGGTTAGATTTAATTAATTTAAAACCTAATCAACAAGCATTTCAATCTTGTTTTATGCTTTTTAATAGAAGATTAATAGCAGCAAAAACTTTTAGAAGATTGATAGATGCAGCATGGAGTCTAAACCCTTTTGTAAAATTTGAAGACCAGGGTATATTTAATACAGTTTTACATGATAAATGGAAACCTTTATCAAACAAATTTGAAAACAGATGTCCAGTGTTAGACCAAATAGATTGGCACTATCACAAAATACATGAAGTAGACGGACACTGGGACAGAAATGAATATGAAGATATGTGTGCTATTCATTTCTTTAGATACTTTACACCATGGATGCCACAGAATAAAAAATGGTACCCCGTGTATAGAGAACACTTAGAAGGGTATGAACAATTATTTTAAAAAGTTTTGGGAGTTTTTGAAAGGACTATTTCTTAGACGAAAACTAACAAAAGTAGACACCTTTAAACCGAAGTGAGAAGGAAATGGTCTATATCGCGTAAGCGTAAAATAAACTGTGCGAATCCTAGAGGTTTCTCACAAAAGCAGTACTGTAAGCGTCAAAAAAGAGGCGGCAAGTACAAAAGGAGATAATCTATGTTAGATTTCTTAGAATGGGTAATCAGATGGATTCAAGTTATTCCATGGCTGGTTATGGGAGCATCCGTTATAGCGGCTCTAACACCTACTCCAATAGATGATGGTATAGTCAAAAAAGTATATAAAGTAATTGACTGGTTTGCTATCAATGTTGGTAAGGCTAAAGATAAATAGCAACAGGGGGTATCGTGGGCTGAAACGCCCACGGTGCAATTAGGGGGAGAAAATGGCAGTCAAAAGACGAAGAAAGACCGCTAAAAAACGTCCAGTACCTACAAATCCTACTCTATATGCGAGAGTAAAAGCAGAAGCAAAGAGGAAATTTAAGGTATATCCATCAGCGTACGCTAATGGTTGGTTAGTAAAAACTTACAAAGCCCGAGGCGGAAAGTATCGAATGGGTACTGGCCGTAAAAGGAGGAAGTAATGGCACGAAAACCAAGCGGAGGACTTACCAAGTGGTTTAGAGAGGGGTGGGTAGACATCTCTCGAAAAAGAAAAGGTGGAGGACATCCACCTTGCGGTAGAAAGTCAGCAAGAGGTAGTAAAGCTGGAGGATATCCAAAATGTGTTCCTGCAAGTAAAGCCGCTAGAATGACAAAAGCGCAAAAGCGTTCTGCCGTAACAAGAAAAAGAAGAGCAGGAAATCCAGGTGGTAAGCCTAGAAATGTTGCTACTTTTGCAAAACGAGGTAGAAAGAAAAAAAGGAGGTAATTATGAGCAATGCTCATAAACTCAGACAAAAGTCAGAAATGGCAAATGAACTTAAAGCGATTGAAAAAACAATGGCAGAAGTAATTTTTACTCGAAGAAACAGATTAGAAAAATTAAAAAAACTGAAAGAATATATTACCATGAGGAAATGTACCTTTCGAGATAAGCAATTAAAAAAGCTTATAGGAGAATACAATGGCTAGAACAGGCGGATTCTTAAGCGGACCTACTGGAGTACATAGTACTCAGAAGATTCGTAAACACAGACTCAAGCGAGGAGTCACAAGAGACATGAATGCTGCAGCAGGTACTTTAGTAAATACAAAAGATGCTTACAGTGTTGGTGCAATGAGATATGGAGCAAGACCTAAAGCAATCGGTCCTAGATTTGGCAAGACTGTTAGACCAAAATCAGCAAGATTTGGTAGAGGCGGTGCAGGAAGAATTTTACCAAGAAGAGGTAGATAATGAAAGCAATACTGAGAGGTAATAAAATTATACTCAAAGGTGGACATACTGATGCTGCTTCTGCTATAAATAGTTGCAAGACTATTATGTCACATTGTCAGATGATACTTGACAATATAGATGAAAATGCAGAAATGATGCCCACTTGGTGGACAAATAAATTAGCAGTTTCAGAACACGAAGTAGTACAGGCCGCTAACGCACTAGTTAACGGATTGGATGATGACCATGGCTCTGACAGCGAGTGAGAAATCTAGATTAAAACGAGCAGGACTAACTCGATTAAATAGTCCAAAAAGAACTCCTAATCATAAAACAAAGAAAGCTGTAGTAGCTGTTCGTGTTGGGGGTAAAGTAAAAATAATTAGATTCGGTGCGCAAGGCATGGGTCATAATTATAGTCCAGAAGCAAGAAAAAGTTTCAAAGCAAGACACGCTAAGAATATTCGTAAGGGTAAATCTTCAGCAGCTTACTGGGCAAATAAAGTCTTTTGGGCAGGCAAAGGCGGTTCTAAAAAACGACCACCTAAATCCCAAAAGCATGTTAAAGGAATTAAACGAAGAAGGAGATAAATATGGCGGTACCTACTATAGATGGCAGAAAACTTTGGTTAGAAGAAGGTTTAGTGCATGGTGGTAATTTTTTAGCAAAGATGATTTCGGAAGAAGCAAAAAGACCTCTTTCGAGTGCAGAACTAAAATTTAAACACTTAGCAGCCGCTTATATTTATCTTTACGAGAAAGCAAAAGACGCTGGAGTTTTAAACGAAAGTGATGAAGAATTTATTTTTAACAACGAGACTATACATTGATAAATATTAGTAGATTAGATATTGACTCAGAAAATCTGATGAAATTCGATGATCGTAGATTTATTAAGTTACCTATTGAAGGTTATATGGAGTTGCTGGGTATTAATCCTAATACTAGTCAAACAGCAATAATTAATGCAATAAACAATCCTAAATATCGTTTTATTACTGCCGCTGTTTCTAGAAGACAGGGTAAAACTTATATTGCAAATATTATTGGTCAGTTAATTACTTTAATTCCAGGTGCTAATGTTTTACTTATGTCACCTAACTATTCCTTATCGCAAATTTCTTTTGATTTGCAAAGACAATTAATCAAGCATTTTGATTTGGAGGTATTACGAGATAATGCAAAAGATAAAGTTATTGAACTATCGAATCATAGTACGATTCGTATGGGTTCCGTTAACCAAGTTGATTCGGTCGTGGGTAGGTCTTATGACCTCATCATATTTGACGAGGCCGCTCTCGTTGACGGGCGGGATGCTTTCAATGTTGCGCTCAGGCCCACACTAGACAAGGATAATTCAAAAGCACTCTTTATATCTACGCCAAGGGGTAGAAATAATTGGTTTGCAGAATTTTGGCATCGTGGTTTTTCAGACGAATATCCTGAGTGGGCTTCTATACGAGCAACTTACCACGAGAATCCTAGATTATCAGAATCAGATATAAGTGAAGCAAAGAAAACAATGTCTGAAGCTGAATTTAACCAAGAGTATATGGCTGACTTCAATGTCTTTGAAGGGCAGGTATGGGCATTTAATCACGAAGAATGTGTAGCAGATTTATCTGAACTAGAAACTAGTAGAATGGATATATTTGCAGGAATGGACGTTGGGTACAAAGACCCGACCGCTTTCTGTGTAATCGCATATGATTGGGACACAGAAAAATATTACTTACTAGACGAATATTTAGATTCTGAAAGAACTACAGAACAACACGCAATGGAAATTCGTAAACTTATTGAAAAATGGAATATAGATTATATTTACATTGATTCTGCAGCGCAACAAACTCGTTTTGACTTTGCACAGAACTATGATATTACTACTATTAATGCGAAAAAATCAATACTAGATGGTATTGGACAAGTGGCTGGAATTGTAGACAATGATAAACTTATTGTACATCAATCATGTAAAGAATCACTAACAAGTTTAGACCAGTATCAATGGGACCCAAATCCAAATTTATTAAAAGAAAAACCAAAACATAACTATGCCTCTCACATGGCAGATGCCATTCGTTATGCACTCTATTCATTTGAGACAAGCGCCACTACATTTTAATAACCCCTTGAAAAAATAGTTCTTGACATACGCTCAAAATTTTGTTAAAATTCTATTATACAAGTAGGTTTATGACTTTAAAAAGAGATTTAGTTAAATATGTTCGTGACAAAGCCAAGTCGAAATATAAAAAAGAGACGGAATGTTACATTTGCGGAAGTACAGAAAATCTGGACTTTCATCACTTTTACGGACTAACTGAGTTATTAGAATGGTGGATGAATAAAAATAACATCACCATTGAAACCGAGGAAGAAATATTAGCACTTCGTGAACAATTTATAAAGGAAAACGAAGAACAAGTTTACAACCATGCTGTTACACTATGTCATGCACATCATCTTAGATTGCATCAAATATATGGAAAACGCCCAAAATTGGTAACAGCACAAAAACAAGAGAGATGGGTAGGAATACAACGAGATAAATATGGCATGGTATGATTTTTTACTAGGAAGGCAAGAAAAGGATTTTGAAAAAGAAAATCCTGCTCAATATGTCATTTCTAGAGATCAAGGTATCACTATTGATACCCGTGAAAATGTCACGAATTACAGAAATGCTTACGAAACATTAGAAGTCGTAAACCGAGCAGTTAACATGATAGTGGATGACTCTGCGGAAATACCTTTTGATGTAGGCGAAAAAATAGTTGGACTAAATTCTATTAAAAAAGACCTTAGAAGAACTAGAGTAGACTTACTTTTAAATAAAGAGCCTAATCCATTTCAAGATGTAAGTACATTTAAAAGAAATTTGATAATTGACTTACTGATTGATGGAAATATCTTTGTTTATTTTGATGGTGCTCATCTGTACCATCTTCCAGCAGACCATGTAACAATACATAGTGATGATAAGACATATATAGAAAAATTTACTTATGACCACAGTATTGATTACAGTCCTAGTGAGATAATTCATATCAAAGAAAACAGTTTTAATTCTATTTATAGAGGAGTACCGAGACTAAAACCAGCTTTTAGAACCATGCAATTAATGGGAAGCATGAGAAAGTTTCAGGATAACTTCTTTAAAAATGGAGCTATACCAGGATTGGTATTAAAGTCACCAAACACTCTTTCTGAGAAAATCAAAGAAAGAATGTTACAGGCTTGGATTGCTAGATACAATCCACAGTCTGGTGGAAGAAGACCACTATTTTTAGATGGTGGGTTAGAGGTAGAAAACCTAAGTGAAATTAATTTTAAAAATTTAGATTTCCAAGAAGCTATTAAGGATAATGAAAAAGTAATTCTTAAAGCATTAGGTATTCCACCAATTTTAATGGATAGTGGTAACAATGCAAATTTGCGACCTAACCACCGTCTTTATTATTTAGAAACCATACTACCTATTGTTAATAAAATAGCGTATGCTTTCGAGAGATACTTCGGTTTCAAACTTGATGAGAATGTATCAGGTATTCCTGCTCTACAACCAGAGTTAAGAGACCAAGCAGGCTATTATGCCACACTTGTGAACACTGGAATAATGACACCGAATGAAGCAAGGGAGGCGTTAAGGCTTGAGAAGATCAACGGATTTGATACACCAAGAGTTCCTGCAAATATCGCAGGCTCTGCAGCAAATCCCGAAGAAGGTGGTAGACCACAAGAAACACCGCCTAGCGAGGAACAGTAATGACAAAAGACATGATGATAAAGGCTTTGTCCGATTTTATGGTAAAAAATAAAGTTCAAACAATGGACTTAGCTGAGTACAAAAGTTATGGCAACGATGTACCTGTCAAAGACTATTTGCTTAGAAGAGCATTTGGTTCGTGGAACAGAGTATTATCACAAGTTGCTAAAAGACATCCTGTCCCAGCTCCAGTCGTTAAAAAGGAAGTGAAAAAAGTAACTCCTAAAAAGACTGTGAAAAAGGAAGTTAAAGATGTCGAATAAAATTTATCACTGGACGAGTACCTTCAAAACTTTAGGCGAAACTGATGATGGTGGAATAAACATCAAAGGTTCTGCAAGTACAAATGCACTAGATAGAGCTGGCGATATTATCGAAACAGAAGCATGGACAAAAGGCGGTTTAGAGAATTTTAAATCTAATCCAATTATTCTTTTTAACCATGACTATAATAAGCCTATCGGTAGAGCAACAAGTTTAGAAGTCACTGACAAAGGTTTAGATATTACTGCAAAAATATCTAAAGCAGCTGGTGATATTACTCATTTAGTGAAAGATGGAGTCCTTGGAGCATTTTCTGTTGGTTTCAGATGCAAGGATTCTGAATATATGACTGAAACCGATGGATATAAAATAAAGGACGCGGAGCTTTTCGAAGTTTCTGTAGTATCAGTGCCTTGCAACCAAGGGGCAACCTTTGGATTAGCAAAATCATTTGATTCTATGGAAGAATACAGAAGCTACCAAAAAGAAATTTTACAGGCTAACTCAACCGCAGCAGCAGACGCTGTTAAAATTGAGCAGCCAAGCGAGGAGAAATCCTCATCAACGGAGACTGATATGTCAGAAGAAAAGAAATCTCCTGAAACTTCAATCGACTTGGAAGCATTTGCAAAAAAAGTAGCAGAAGATACTGCAGCTAAGATTGCAATGAAGCAAGCCGAAGCAAAAGCAGCAGAAGAAAAAGCAAAACAAGAGCAGGCTGAAAAGCAAGCTCAAGTGGAAGCTGAAGAAAAGGCTGCTCAAGAAGCAAAACAGGAAGAGCAAAAAACAGTTATCGAAGCTGGACTATCAGGCGCTGAAAGACTAATGGATGATGTCGAGAAAAGAGTTAACGAAAAACAAGAAGATCTTGCAAAAGTAGTTAAGGAACTCGAAAAATCATTAGCTGAGAAGTCAGAAGAAATCATGAGTATTCGTGAATCAAAAAGACATTTCTCAGACAGACAAGGTCAAGGCGACTGGAAAAAAGCTTACGAGAACGATATTATTGATGCAAAATTTGCTGGTTTAGCAACTGGTAAAGGCTGGGACAATGATTATGCAAAAGGAATAATGCAAAAAGTGAACGAACATTCAGGTGTTCAAGTATCTTCAGCTGACTTTGAGCAAATCGTTTCAACTAACATCGAAAGAGATATTCAGAACGAATTGGTATTAGCACCTCTATTTAGAGAAATCCCAATGACTTCTGCTAATATGATTATACCAATCTTACCAGATAGCGGTTATGCTGAATTTGCTTCAGCTCAAACAGCTGCTGGTTCATCACCACATGGTAACTTAGCCTCAAGAGGCGACACTTATGGTTCACCATTTGGAGGTGTTGATTTAACAGAAAGAACTCTTTCAACTAAAAAACTTATCTCACAATCTTACTTAGGTAACGAGACTGAAGAAGATGCAATTATGCCAATACTTCCTTTAATTAGAGAGTCAATGGTAAGATCACACGCTAGAGCAATTGAAAATGCTGTCTTAGCTGGTGACGATGCTGACGGTGCTTTTGGTACTGGCGGTGCTTCTTTCGAAGGTCTATTACACTTAGCAAGAAATGACAGTGACTATACACAACCATCAGGAACATTTGCTTCTGGTGACAGTGTAACAGCTGCTGACTTACTTGCAATGAGAAAGAATATGGGTAAATATGGTGTTAACCCTAATGATGTTGTTTACATCGTATCACAAGATGTATACTACAATCTATTAGAAGATGCTGAGTTCCAAGATGCTAACCTAGTTGGCGACATGGCTACTAAGCTAAGTGGTGAAATCGGACAGGTATTCGGTTCAAGAGTACTATTATGTGACGAGTTCGCAACTAAAGCAGCAGGCAAATTTAACGCTATCGCAGTTTATACAAGAAACTATGTAATGCCAAGATTAAGAGGTGTTACAATTGAGTCAGACTACGAAGTAGCTAACCAAAGAAGAGTCCTTGTGGCTTCACAAAGACTTGGTTTCATCGATTTAATTGATGGCGCAACTTCAAAATGGGCACAAATGTATAAAGCTTCTGCTTAATACTATGATGGTTTTGGTGGGTTTCCTTAAACCCACCACTTTTAACTATGGCAAATTTAATAACAGTATCAGAATATAAAGATGCAGAGGGGCTCAGAGGCGAGAAGGACGATGATCGTCTTGCAGTAATTGTTCCCCAAGTTTCTGACTTAGTTAAAAAATATTGTGGAGTAACATTTATCGATTACTATACTACTGATAAAGTTGAAACTTTTTCAATAACTGACACAAGTACTAGCACCATAATAGTGAGTGAAAGTCCACTAGTAACAGTTGATTCAGTAGAAGAAAGAACAAGTTATTCTGAAAGTTATAAAACATTAACTACAGGAAATTACGAATATTATGTAGACTATGAAGCAGACGCAATTATTAGGACTACAAAAGAAGGTAATCCTACTCCATTTCCAAAAGGAATGGGTAGTGTAAAAATAACATATAATGCTGGATATTCTGCAACGCCAAGTGATTTAAAACTTGCAATTTTTGATTTAGTAAACTACTATATGAAAGATGAGCATAAAGAAAGAAGAAC